TATCGTATTGTTTTGATACGAATATATTTTGTGGTTTTTCTCATTTAATTTATCTTTCATTTGCTGCAAAACATCCGACGGAATCGAATAAAAATTATATAATGCTAATAAAAATAATATCGCAATAACTATGATTGCTTTAACTTTGTCATTACCTATAAAATCCATTACTTATTACTTATAATCAGATTACATTTTTAATTCATATTATTACATTAAATATTCCCTAATCTAGTAATAAAATTGAATATTATTTATTTAATATGTTTTCTTTATCATAAACTACATAAATAGATATATGCACTGTTTTAATAAACAACTTTATGTACCTGTAACTGTTTCTACTAACGGTTTAGTATTTTCTCTAGGTGTTTTCAATTCAGAATTATCTGCTAAAGATGCATATTACGAGTATATTATAAGCCACCAAAACTTTAATGATTGGCTAGATGATGCTAAGCTCCAATATAACAGATTATTTAAGAATGTACAATTGAATGATGAGAATTTCATCGAATCCTTGTTCTATGATAAAGATTTCTGGCTCAGTGAATATAACATCGAATGCTTAGTTATATCTGTAAATAGCGGTGATACATTCCCTTTTTATTTGTGGGATTCATGGTTTTTATGGGAACCAGAATCTTCTCCAGAATGCAATAATCTCTATAAAACTGTCAGAGCCTGTCATAATGGCGAATGTTTCGATTTATTCGAAGATAAACGTACATTAGACATATACTTAAAATATTGTCCTATCATTTAATGACTAAATATGATCTCTCTGCACAAATATAGACGCAAACCAATAAGTCTAAAAATAAATATAAACAATTCTATTAAATTGATAATAATAGAATTAAACAATTTACAAATTAATAAATGTTCACAAAAGAAGTATATGAAAATGCACTTAATCATTTTCAACAATCAGACACACCTTTCTATGAATTATTAAAGAAACACGGACACCTTAATGATGCACCATCTTATCCCCTTTATATGAACATGACAAGATGTATTCTAACTCAATGGGTCCATCTTAAAAAATCTGCTAAGGTAAGAGACAAGCTCTTACAACAATTCGGCTTTTCATTACAACCAACAGATATAATAAATCTTGGTATTAACGGCTTAATCAGCTACGGTTCAGATAAGATTATTGCAGAACGAGCTGTTAGATTTGCAGAATACTGTTTAAATAATAAATTTGAAACTGTCGAAGATATTTTCAACCTCGATATCAACGGTATAGCTACCTGGACCAAGAATGTTTGCGCTGTCACCTTTACCTTATCAAATCTCTATAGTGGCCCACCTTATAACGCTTTAACAACTGGTGATCCAGTTATTAGAAAAGGAATCTGGTCTCTTCATGGAGTAGAAGCTTATAATGATTATATAGAAAGTTTAAATAAGAAACATTCACCATATGGTGGTCTTTTTGAACTTGGTATTTGTGGCGTGAATTCAATCATAAAAGCATAAAGCTTCCAAAAACTTATATTCATTGGGGAACTTCGACCTCGACCTCGACCTCGACCTCGACCTCGACCTCGATTTCTACTGATAAAACACTAAGAGCCACATATTCCCAGAAAACAATACAAGATTGTTATAAGACTAAGAGCGGTTAAAAATAATGAATAAATACCATATTATAGAATATATTATTAAAACAATATATTCTTAGCAACGATGGATAGCTTTTTTAAAAAGCCTAGGGAACAATATTCACACATAATAGTTGAAAATGAATGCAGAATTAGAGGTCTTGGTAAAGTTGTTGTGGGAAAACCTGTAAATTGCTCAGCCTCTTTCTTGAATAAAGATGGAAGGGTTGATATTACCATTGTTAGAAATAATATAAATATTGGCCAAGGAATTTTAGATTTTCGTAAAGGATTGCGTGGATCAGATTCTTTTAACTTTAGCTTAGAAAGATTAGAGAATACAATGAATCTAAGTGTTGCAACCGCTATTGAATATGATACTAATAATATTAGTATTAAAGAGAATGATCTACTAATTTTTACAAATAAATTATTTTACAAAAGTTAATAATTCCTCGTAAATTATTTTACATAAATTAATAGCACTAACCCCACAATAATCCACAGTCTCCATCTCTAAATTTTAATCTATCCCATGTATGTGCATATAAATCTATAAACAAATCACATTCACTAGGTATTTGCGACATATCTAAGACTAAACACAAAAATAAATCTTTATCATCTTTACTATTACTAAATGATCCCTTTGGTTCATTATTACTATTATTTAATAGTTCAGAATTAGAAATGAATGTCCAACAATATGTATGTTGACTTATGTTATTCACATCTGTCAGCTTTTTAGAGACTACCTGATTAAAATATACAGCTGGAAGCTCTGGACAGATTATAACATCGTTATATTTGATAGATGCAGTCTTTAAGAACGGTCTAAAATCTTTTAAGTCAAGTTCCGAATTATTAGTACGATCAATTAACATAAATCTCCAATACAATGTTTCTATTGGTCTACAAAATGCAGCATTTATCTTAGTCTTGTAATTGAATATCTGTTCTTTTCCAGCGAACTCACAATGTTTCCAATAAATTTCATGCAATCTCTCTTTTAATGCATTACTTAATCTTAATTCATTCATAAAATCATATTTTAACGGTATTGATTCATATTCAATCAACAAATAAGCATTAGAAATATCAATGGTCTCTTTCTTCTCAGAGAATGTTATAAGAACTTCTAACTCTCCTCCTCCTTTTTTACCAATCGATGTTCCATCATTCTTAATCCCTAATAGACCAATTGGAAAAGTATTTGATCCTAAATAATGCGCTTTATCACTCTTATTGTCTTGGAATTTTGAAAGCTCTTCAAGATACCTGATAATCTTATCATTATCAGATCTAGAGTTTAACACATTATTCTTATCTAAATCTGGATTAAATGGTATTTCAATACATATCTCTTTATTACCATCTACATTATTATTAAATCTTAAACCCTTTCTACCTTGAATATTATCTAAGATTTCCAAGAATTTACCTGTATATCTCTGTATACGCCGTCCATTCACTATTATTTCAACCATTGAAATAATATCTGAAACTTCTTGTACTCTATCACCGATATCATTACTTATTGTGACTACTAAGACTGTCTTAGCTATCTTTTTAAGCGAATATTTATTATCAGTATTAGTTATTGTATATCTAATCTGTTTATTAAAGGTGATCATTGCATTTGCATCATATTTCACTATTTCCATATATGGTTTAACATTTCTATCCCTATATAAAGCCATTTCATGATTCGAAAATGAACTGTAATATTTATCTAAATTCATATATCTTTTCTTGCTAATATTCTATATAATTTTATTTAGAATTTTAAAGAGCTAATTTGCACGCATCTATTACTATCTTAAAAAGTAAAAATAATTATTGTATAAACTAATAATTATTATATAAAGAAATTCCGATTATTAAAGTTAAAAAGAAGAAAAAGAAAGAAAATTGAAAAGTATTGAAAATTATTATTTATAATGGAAAATAACATGTCTGAAGATGTTTGTTGGAGCGAAATTTCAGATACTAATAATGTACCCTGGTACAAAAAAGTAAGATCCGATAATAATAATAACAGTAATAATAGCAGTAGTAATAATAGCAGTTGTAATAATAATGGCAATGATACTAACAATAATAATAGTAATAACAATGTAGCAAAAAAGAATTATCGTAATAAATATAATTCTGATAAGTTTCGTGATAGCAACAACTTAAGAAATCGTGGAGATAATAACAGAGGAGATGATAACAGAGATAATAACAGATATAATAGCAAACTAGATAATGATAGTAAAAATATTAGTATAGATAGAGATATAAATAGAGATAGTCGAGCAGATAATACCAGTGATAGTATCACTAGCAAAGATCATGGTAAAAAAGATGGTTATTTAAATGATAATAGAAAGGCTGACAAAAATGGTAATGATGACTATTGGAATGATAAAATGGTCGAATATTTAATACATAATTTAAGTTTAGATCAACAAAATTTTAAACCTTTAAATCAAAATTCAGAACAGATTGTAATAGATGAGATGGGACAAACATTACAAACAAAAAAACAATTACCTTCTTTCCTCTTAAACCTTGGCATCTCAAGTGATTTTATTGAAAATAGTTTGATCTATCAAGTTGATACGGTATATTCTGCTTGGCACAGCATATTAGCTTTAATCAGTCCAGATTATCTTTTACTAGATTATAATCAAAAATGTATGAGTGTTCAAAAATTTCGCGATATAGTCAACAACGAATTTATAAATAATCCAAAGCTACGAAATGATATATTAGAAAGAAAAATCAGATTAGTCCATGTAGAAAATTCTATCATGCAAGAAAAAATACAAGATGATGTGTTACTACGTTTCTTCGCAATCTTTTTCGATGTAAACATCTATTTAATCGATGATAATGCATGTTATGTATATCATAATATGCTTGATTTTACTGGTAAAGCGTTATCGATTAATTCTTGTGATAAATGTGAAGCCTATAATCCATATAAAGCTTCCTTACTCTTATACAGATTTCCATATGGAAATATTGCACCAGTCTTACGAGAAAATCATGAATCACAAATACTCTGTAGCAAGACAGATTCAGATTTTATATTACCACTCTCTACCAGATTCTTACAAAATAAAGATAAAAATGTACAAGTAGATCAAGATAAAGATAAACAAGAAACAGATAATAATAATAATAGAGCAGATAATAGAGAAGATAATAGAGAAGATAATAGAGAAGATACTACGAAGAAAGTATTAGACACCAAGAAAGAAAAAGAAAAAGATAAATTCTTAAATACAATGCTAAAACTAAAATGGGATGATCTTGCTACCCTAGCCGAAAAAGAACAAATTAAACCATTGCAAGCAGCTGTTAAAGGATTTAATTCTTGGAAGAAGAAGACGAAACAACAAATTGCTGATGAATTGTGGGAAGCCTTATATGTAAACTAATAATATATTAGAATTAATAAAATTGATGATTAATATTATTTAATTTGAAATAAATAATATTTCATAGAAAAAGAAAAGAAAAGAAAAGAAAAGAAAAGAAAAGAAAAGAAAGAAATGGATATTATCGGAGATATACATGGTCATGCAGATGAATTAACAGTCTTACTTGAAAAAATGGGATATTATCGAGGGGATACTGGCACGTATCAATACCCTGATAATAAACGAAAAGTCGTATTTGTAGGTGATTTAATTGATCGTGGACCCAAGATTCGTGAGACACTTATGCTAGTTAAATCGATGGTTGACAATGGTACTGCATATTGCATTAGAGGAAATCATGAAGATAATGCTATTAAATTTTGGACATTAGCTGCATCTAAAGATAATCAAGATAACAGTAAAGATAGCGCTAAAGAAGATAAGCAGGAAGGATATCTTAGAAAGCACACAATCAAGAATATTATTCAACATTCGGCCACGATTAAAGCCTTTCAAAATAGGGAGAGCGAGTGGGAAAGATATATTGAATGGTTTAAGACATTGCCCTATTTTCTCGATTTTAAAGATTTTCGTGTCGTTCACGCCTCTTGGCATTGTGCCTTAAACTCTCCAGCTTTCGATATTAAGAACGACAAACAAGTACAAGGGATTATATTACATGGTGAAGAGTTAAAGCTTCCAGTTGGAAGCTCTTTTGCTGATAAAGATGGTAATGTTCGTGTATCCGGAAGAACACAATGGTGGCTAAATCCTAAAGGATTAACATATAGACAATATTTAGAAGTTTATGCAATGGATATTGATGGTTTAGATATCTTAATTCCCGATGAAATCTTGCAAAAGCTAGGATCCGGTTATCCAGCTGATGCAAAACCCGTCTTTTTCGGACATTATTGGTTAAAAGGATTACCTAAAGTACAAGCTTCTAATGTATGCTGTCTTGATTATAGTGTTGCAAAGGGTGGAAACTTAGTTTGCTACAGATTCGATGGCGAAAAGAATTTATGCAATAGCAAATTCGTATATTAGCTAGCCCTTTTTTGAACTAAAGAGACAAAAAAGCCCCTAAAGGTCTCTTTAGTTGACTCCCTTCGGTCGATAGACTAGGGGAAAAAACTCCACCTGATAAATTTTTTCAATACATTTTAGGTTTTTTAATGATATTTTAAAATACTTTTAATTTATCATTAATAATATATAATAATTGCTTTGTGTATTATAGCATGAGTCATAAAAGTAAGAAAACTGAATCTATAAGCATAAGCAGTGAGAGTAGTAGCAAAAGTGGTAGAAGAAGTAAGAGTAGCAAGAGTAGTAGCAGTAGTAAGAGTAGCAGTAGTAAGAGTAGCAGTAAGAGTAGTAGCAGTAAGAGTAGTAGCAGTAAAAGTAGTAGTAGAAGTAAGAAATCGCTAAGTAAGAATGCAATGAATGAGATAAAGAAAGAAATATTAGATTTGATAGAAGACACCGAAGAGTTGATGGAGAGTTTGAATGAGACAGATGACTTTGAAGGCGGATATGCATATATCGAAGAGAATCTAAGACAGATTGTTGATAGTCTATCAGAATTAGAGAGTTATGATGAAGAACTCTGTAAAGTATGGAGTAAGATAGCTAACAAAACATTAAAGACATTAGAAAAGAGCATAAAACAATATGATAATCTTAGACTAAAAAATAAAATACCCAAATCATTAGAAAGTGAAAAAGAATATATTAATTTACAGATAACTAGCATTCATGAAGTAAATAAAAAGAATAAATGCACTCTTTAATTAATATCTTACCCATGAATTCCAATTAGAATTCCATGGTCTATACCATGACAAGCTGTTAAAACCATATATTGGCGTTATCTGATTTATCAGCGTTTTATTGCAACCACAATCAGTAAAACTTTCTATTTTTGTAGAAGCTTTAGAGTTAAAATAGAGCAAAAAACCAAAAAGACAAAGAATAATGGCTGTTAATAAGATTTGATATTGCATTTAAATAAAAAATATACCTATATTTAAATGCATAGATAAGTTTTTCCCCTAAAAGGCTAATCTAACTCAGTGAAGACAATTTTACCATTATATGCTTCACTATCGTCTATATTCTTGTATATAATAGCTCTAATAAGTTTTCTTTCTGACTCATTCTTTTTAAAGTAAATATTGAATAAAGAAAGCTTAAAAAATACTTTTTCATTTTTTTATTTTTCGATTAAAATGTTTTTATTTTCGATTAATTTTACGATTAATTAATAGTAAAATAAAAAGCGCTGATCCCTTATAAGGATTTTTAATTTTACTATTAAATAATAGTAAAAATCATATTTTTTGGACACTATTAATTATACATTTTATTTTTCATAAAATGCCCTCTTTTTATAGTCATTATTGTAAAACGTTATTAACTTTAACAGTTTCTCTTGTATAGTATCCATGTTTGCATTCTTATATCTGATTAAATATACTAGATTTTCAACATTCGATTTTAAAAGAGTCAATCCTGAAATCTCTAATGCTCTCTTACAACTCTCACTCGTTATACTTAATAGCTTTTTAATTTTTTGGTCTGCTATACTTGAGTGTGGTTCACTGTCTAACTCATTGTCTAGCCTATTCCTAAGTTTCTTATCCATTATTTGCTGCTCTTTACTCTTTAAAACTTTGTCACTCCTTATCTTTTCAAAACTTAGACTCAATTTACGCAATCTATCACACAATTCTTCTGGCTTTAATGTTAATACACTCTGACACAAATAATGCAGCTGATAATCTATCGGGTCTTCCAGTGCTGTATCCTTCATATCTTTATCTATGACCTGAACTAACTCCTTAAACAATATTCTTACAGCACTTAAATGTGCATTTTTCAACTCATTATCCAACTTTATATAGCTATTTATTATTGTAATAATTCTATATGCTCTTTCAGAACAATATTTATATACCACTTTATTTAACTTATTTAACAGTGGTTGAATATTATCATTTAAGACTGCATGTCTCTCGCTCTCTATCTGGTTCTCTAACTGCTGATTAATATCATTTAAGATCTTATCATAGTTATCACAATCATCAAAATCCGTGCTATCATCATCATTGCTAATAACACTCACCATATCATCATCATCATCATCATCATTATTAAAGTTTACCATTTAAAAAATAATAATAAATAGAAATTTATTTAATTAAATGCAATATCATTTTTTCGTCCACCCACCACATATTATGCTTTAAAATTGATATTTTTCGCTTACTTGCTCTTTAGTCCGTAAAAGAAAGAAAGAAAAGAAATGGTTACTACTGAGAATACTTGCAATTGCAACAATGATTTTGATTGTGATAGCCCAGTTTGTGTTACATGCAACATGTCAGTCTGTCAGAACGATGTGATGTGTTGTTACAAATGCAACAAGGTTCGATGCATGGATCATGTTGATCATTTTGACGCATTCTACAATCCTCCCGTTGGAGTGTCTATGATTGTAGTTGTTTGCCATGATTGTGTTGAAGAACTTATGAATAATGATAATACCAATTATTTTTTTCATGCAAGCGATCTTGCCAATATCATTGCAGCTAATTAATTACTATAAAAATATTAAGGTCTTACAAACCTACTTTGCATTTGCTTTAAACAAGAAATTATCATCATGTGCTATTGGAACTATACCATATAAATATATATCAGAGTCATCTGTAACACTATTAACAAAATCTATCGTTAAACTTGTTGATACCCTATGACTATTTGAATCTGAATATCTCTTTATATCATTATACTTTGTTATCCATAAATATTTTTTATCCTTATTCTTACTCGTAAAAGTTGATAATGTATCACTAGTTATTAGCATATTTTCTATTTTATTGTTGATTTTTCACTATAATTTACCTGTGAAACTATCAGATCTGATGAATAAACTAAACAATACGAAGTTGCAACTCTTGCTCCAATTTTGTCGCTAGGTAATATTTGAGCTTTTACCTGATTTAACCCTCCCCTTAAATAATATGTAATTTCACATGGTTTTATCCAAATTTTTTGATCTATTCTTAAGTCACTTGGCTGAAAAAGACACTTAAATTCTACCTTTTTTGCATCCATACTAGTATTAGAAAAAGAAACACGATAATGACTAGTTAGATATAAGTTTTCCCAATCAGCATAAAGATTATAAATATGTTTATAATCACCATTATCTAGTTTTATTACACTACAGTAATCCACATTTTGAAGCTTTGCATATACTCCTAATCCAATATTATCAACACCAATAACTTTTGAACAACGCTCATTATTTAAAGGATAATCATCTATAGACTTTTTATATACTGCAAAATTATTCACACTAATACTATCTGCGCTATCTGTGATGAAAATGATTTGCACTTCTTTAATATAACCCCACGAATTAATATCTACACTAAATCTATTACACGAATGATTGCTGCTATCCTCATAGATTAATGAACCATCATCATTATTTTTCCACATTATCCTATATTTTTATTTATATATTTTTATGACTACAAAAAACGTATAGTTTAAAAATTGATTCAAAAATTATCACGATAAATATAAATAAATATAAAAAGACAATGAATACCAACAATATTGCTACAGTCAATACTCCTAATCCTAATGCTAAACCTGTTAAGGATAGTGCTCGTATCGTTGGTGGTATGCGTAGACCTACTTCTAGTCTTTCAAAGAAGGTTAAACCTGCTCTCTTAACTATTAATGAATTATTAAATCATCGTGATTATCAGACCAGCAGAGAGATCCCTGATTTAACTAGTATTGAATTCCTTTCTGATTTAGAAAGTCACAAAAAGATAGTTAACCCTATGATGCGAATTAGCAGCAAATTAAATCTACTACTTATTAGTGGCAAATTAGTAGATATGGATAATCAAGAAAAGAAAGAATTAATTATGCCTGTACTTAATAATAATGATTCCCAGAGTAACAAAGAGAAGGAGAAAGAGAATAAATATGTTAGGCGATTTAAACCAGTATTTAATAAGGCTATGAAAAATTATACAGTTGTCGAGCTAAAAGACATAAAACTAGTTAAGGTAATTATCCAAAACAGCATGCATGTCGTTAATAATGCAAAAGTCTTTCAAGTAGGTAAGTGTTTCCTTGTTTGGGGTAGTCTTGTCATGAGTGGAACAGCACGTCC